TGTTTTTTCACAAGCAAAATAGCAATATAAATGCCTTGCAAATACAATTTCCTTTAATCTATTTTTACTTAAAATATCATTTTCAGATATAAGAGTAACTTCATTTACTGCTTTTAAAATTCTTTTTAATTCCATAATATAAATTTAAAATGTTGGTTTACTTTTTGGTGCTTCTACAATTTTATTGTCTAAAGATAAAGTATAAGGAAGCCAATCTTTATTAACTGATATTCCAAATGCATCCCATTTTTTACCTCGACCTCTTTGGCAAGTAACACTTGAGAAATCTCCTTCATCTTTAATTATAACAACAGTTTCACATTTTTGTTGAAGTATAGTTCCTAAATGACCTCTTGCTTTGTCTTGT